GGGTTGAGGATCACAACTGGCTGCCGGCATCGGGATAGCGGGCATCGAACTGCTGGCACATGCGCTCAGCCGCCTTGCGGATGGCTTTGAACTCGCTCTTCAAGGGACCGAAGAGCCCGAGGGCCACCGGGCGCGCGCTCCCCGTCCATCCGAGGTAATCCCAGAGGAACCGCAGGCCGTCCGTGGCTGTGGCGGTGCGCTTCTGCTGCACCTTGTTCTTTCCAAAGCCGCCGAGGCATTCGACTTGGTGAGCGCGGCGGCAAAGGCCCAGCACGCTGCCCAGATGGTGCAGGATTTTGTGGATGTTCAGCGTGCCGGCGAACACGCGGAACTCCACCACCCCGATGTAGCGCCCGGCGTTGTCGCGCTTGAACGCCTTGCGGAAGTTCACCATGCCGCGGCCACACTGCTCGGCCGCCTCGGCTTTGACCCGCTCCTCCTCGGAGGTGACGATCTTGCGCATCTTCTTCGCGGTCTCGTCATAGAGCGGGTGGCTGTAGTGGTTGAGGTGGCGGCCCGCTCCCGTCTGGCCGTAGAGGCTGATGGCGTGCCAGCGGCAGATGTGGGCGAGCTTGCGGATGAACTCGCTCACCGCCCTCACATCAGACGTGCCGATCACGCTCTCGATGCCCACGGTGATGTGGCAGCCGCAGGAGCCGTTCACGCTGGCCCCGATGGCGTTGGTCCATTGAACGAAGCGCATCAGGTGCTCCACGCCGCCCTCGCCGCGCAGGATGGGGGAGACAAATTCGCAGGCCGTCTGGCCGTGGTCGCAAGTGATGGAGCCATCGCGTTCAGCCCGCCAGTGCCCCCCATCAAAAGTGGGGGCGTTGAGCGGCAGGCCGTTGGCTTGGTCGATCCCCACGCGCACGGGGAGGCCGTTGTGATAACCGCCGACGGAGATGCCGGCAGTGTTGGGGAGGCGGGTTTCGAGTTCAATGCCCCACTGAATGAGGGCGGCTTGGGTGTCGGATGCTTTCATAATAAGATACGCAGGTAGCGGATGGTATGGGCAGTTGGGTTCGGGTTCGTTGATCTGGCCCCATGCGGGGCACCCCCTTGCCTCGTCACCGTGCAACTTTGTGTCGCGCCGTTTTGATCACCATTTTGCGGGGTGCTAAGAGAGGTCCCACGCTTCGCGGAACCCGCAGAACTTCGGGAACCTGGGCGCTTCTTTTGCGCCGCTGGGCTGGTGTTTGAAGCGCACCAGTTTGCCGATCACTGATTCCCGCTGCTCCCAGAGCGTCACCCGGTCGATGCCGCCAACGACGTGATTGTAGCCCAAGCGGAACTCCACGCCCGTTTCCATGTGGCGCACGATAAAGCCGCCGAGTTCGCCCCGGCCGATCTTGTTCTCCATGGAACTTGAGCGCTTCGTTCTGCCGAACGCATCCTTCTCGGCGGGATTGTTGTTCGTCAGTCCCTCGTAGGTGTCCAGAACGATGGCTTCCGCATCTTCGAAGCGTTTGATCTTGAGCAGCCAGCCCTCGCGCTCCGTGGAACGCCCGCACTTGTAGGGGGAACCGGGCGTGCGGATCATCACACCTTCGTAGCCCTCGGCCACGCAGCGTTCTTCATAGACCATCAGATCATCGAGGCTGCGGATCTCCAGCGGCAGCACTTTCTGCACGCGCTCGTAATCCGGCAGCCGCGCCAGCTCCTGCATCCGGCAGGCATGGGGCACGTCCACCCCATCACTCACGTAATCGAAGACATGGAACCGGAAGTCCGGCTGTCCGTCGTGCCGCCCGATGTGACCGGCGGTTTCGCTGAAGGTGGCATCGTTCACCATCAGTTCACCGTCGAGCCCGTCGGGCAGGTTGGCCTCGATCCACTCGCGGATGAAGTGGTTGGACACAGGCTTGAAGCTGCGCGTCAGGGCGCGGCCATCGATCTTGAGGCAGCGGATGCCGTCGAGCTTGGGCGTGGCGAGGAGTGGGAACGACAGGGCGTTCATGCGCTCGCACTTGCCGGCGAGCATCGGCTTGGTGATCAGGGACGGGGCGGTGGTAGGGGTGTTCATGGCTTGGAGTGCCCATGTGGGCATCCTGAGGGCCTCGTCACCGTGCCTGCGTGTGTCGCACCGATTTGATCACCATTTTTCAGGGAAAAAAATACCAGATCACCTGCATGCACAAAACCAGCCTCCATTGTTGCCGCGTAGGATGCGTTTGGAACGCACGCCGGGTCCGGGTGGTATGGAGATATTCCGCCCCCTCACATCCACTTGTTGCGACCATCAGCCTCCTTGTTGCGACCGTCGTCGCTGCATCTCATAGGAGGCTAAAGCGGTTGTCTGATTTTTTTCAAGGCATCGAATGAAGTGCGAACGGCATTGTGCCTCTTATAAGGTGCGAATAATTGACTTTGGTGCTATAATGCATTGATTCTTGAGGTGGATTCGATATTTTGCCCCTTCAAAGGATCAATTATATGAATCTGTCTTCCTTGGTGCATTTTCACCGAAAAGCTGCCGGCCTCTCACAGATCGAACTCGCCGCTCTGGCTGGCGTCAGCCGCAAAGTCGTGCAAAGCGTCGAATCCGGCGGAGGGCAGGTTTCGTGGAAAAACGTGCAGGCGGTGCTCGGAGTTCTGAATGTGACTTTGAATCCCACCGGTCCGCTGGTTTCGCAATGGCAGGCAGGCGAGGGACAAATAGAAAGAGAGTTATGAAGACCAACACTTTACAGCAGCAAGCGTCATTGCGACGGGCTTCGGTGTACCAGCGAGATGTCTTGGCGGGACACCTCGGGGAACTGCAGAGCGGTGAATGGAGCTTCGTTTATGAGTCCGGCTACAAGGGGCCACCGGTATCCCTGAGTCTGCCGATCCGTGCGGAGGCATACATATTCCCCGACTTTCCTCCGTTCCTGGATGGATTGCTTCCGGAAGGGTCTCAGCTCGAGGCGTTGCTGCGGCAACGGAAGATCGATCGACGGGATTGTTACCGGCAATTGCTCGCTGTGGGGCAGGACGTGGTTGGATCGCTCAAGGTGATCGAGGAGGGCGGAAGATGAACCGCTGCCGCATCACAATGGAGGAGATTCCGGAGGGTGCACGCTATTCGCGTGCCGGCCTCAAGCGATTGGATGCGCGGTTGATGGACTTGCAACTGTTGCCCTACACCCTGGCGCAGCAATTGGAGGAAGCCGCTGCCCGGGCGGATAAAATGTCGGTTCAAGGTGTGCAGCCAAAGCTCAGCGCGGTATTGCGCGTCAAAGAAAATCGTTTCGAGGTGGTCGATCGGAGCGGTCGATTCATTCTCAAGCCTTGCCCGCCTCACTGGCCGGAGGTGCCAGCGAACGAGGCGCTTACCATGACTCTCGCCGAACACTCTGGCATCGAGGTGCCGGTGCATGGGTTGGTGGAAGCAACGGACGGATCAATGGTGTATTTCATCCGGCGATTTGATCGCGTTGGACAGGGCGAGCGGCTTCCGTTGGAGGACGGAGCCCAGCTTTTGGGGCACACTCGCGACACGAAGTATGACAGCTCCATGGAGCAGGTGATCGGCATGATTGAAGAATACTGCACGTTTCCAGTGATCGAGAAGCGCAAGCTGATGCAGCGGGTGTGGTTTTCTTTTCTGACGGGCAACGAGGACATGCACTTGAAGAACTGGTCGTTGCTCAGCCGCGAGGGACGTGTGGCTTTGAGCCCGGCTTACGACTTGCTGAACTCGAGCATCGTGTTGAAGAATCCGCAGGAGGAAACCGCGCTGCCAATTCGTGGCCGGAAGCGCAATCTCAACCGGCGCGATTTGCTGGACTATCTCGCAGTGGAGCGATGCGGACTTCCACCAGACATGATGCGATCTGATCTGGAGGCATTGTTGCTAAAGGCCGGGACGGACTGGCCGACATGGATCAATCGCAGTTTCTTGAGTGAACAGAAGCTTGAGGCTTACCTGAACTTGGTCCGCGAACGCGTGGCACGTTTGCAGGACCATAAGGCATAATGAGCGCATGGATGACAGCGATCTTGTGCGCTCTCTATGATTCGAGCAAGTGATCGAACAAACCCGGCTGAAACGGCTCCAGCGCCTTCTGTTCCGCCTTGAAGAAGTCCGCCTTCGTCTTGCCGCGCTTCTTGCCCTCGCGCGTGTGGCAGTCGTAGGCGTAGTCCGGGATAGCCACATACTCGCCGGAGGAACGAAGTTCCTGCGCCAGCGTGTCGGGATCAAGGCCGACGCTCTGGTCATAGATGAAGTTCTGCAAGTGATCGGGATCACGGCTCTTTTTCGACAGGCAGAGCAGAATGACCGCCTTGCTGATGAAGATGCGGCCTCGCGCCTGCTTGGGCGGCACGCCTTCATTGATGACTAGGTAGCTGTCGTGCAGCGCCTTCACCTCCTGCGTGAGGATACCCCAGCAGTCTTCCGCGCTGATCGTGAGCAACCGCTTCCACACATACCTGCCGAAGCCGCTCTGCCACAGTTCCAGCGCCCAATAGCCCGCGAGAGGAGCATCAGCACGGCGGATCGCCTTCTGCATCGCAGAGGACACCTCGCTGAAGTTGTAGCCGCGCTGGGTTCGCAGTTGCATCGGATCGTTGGGGAAGAGAGTGGGTAGGTCCATGAATGGAGCCTCGTCACCGTGACTGAGGGAATCCATCCGATTGGTTCACCATGTTGCTACGCAGGTTGAGGGGAGTCGCATGAAATGGAGGGTGCCTTGGGGTGCCTAACAGTTCAGCGCAACGCTCTGGCGGCGAGGCGCGTCGATGGCGACGCGCTCCTGGCTTTTGTAGTTTTCAAACTTGATGTGCGCCTTCCACTTGCGCTTGAGATGCCGCTTCTCGGTGGCGATGCGTTCAGCGCTCCTGAAGAGTGAGTTGCCGCCCAGGTTCTTGTCGCGCTCCTGCACAAAGCAAAACCGGGCCTCGTTCCAGACGATGCGATTGTCGAGCAACTCCTGGAGTGAGGCGTCGATGTCGCATTTGCACTTGAGCAGTTCGTCCCACTTGGGCACGCCGCCATGCTCATCGCGCACCACGCCAACCGCGCCGCCCACCCAGTGGTTGATGCCGAAGGGATCGTTGCGCTGGAGCAATCGTGGATCGCTACGCTGGTGCCAGCCGATGAGGCGCGCTCCGGCTCCCCGTGCGCACCAGGCCGAGTTCGTGATCATCGCCAGCGTTTCCTCGGGGGAGAGCTTGCGGCAGCGAAGGGAGACCATGCAGACGCACGCGCTGATGTCGTCATCGAGCATGATGATCGCATCCTCCTTGAATCTGCGCAGCACTTCGTTGCGCAACGAAGAGATGCCCTGAATCGAATCGGGCACAGTCAGTTTCTCCGCCAGCGGGATGTGGGCGTAATCATTCAGCTCGCTTTCGGGAACGAGCAGCGTGGCCGACGGGAACAGCTTGTGGCTGGTCATCGTCCTTGCGCGGCTGCGGCTCAGGATCACCAGGCGCAGGCTCAGGGGGCGGAGTTCCGGCCATTGCGGCCCGTTCGCAGAGTTCGAGGAGTCGTTTTCCATGGAGGACACGGCCGATGCCGATTTTTTTGGTGGTTCGTGTGATCGAGTAATTCACCTCACGCACGCCCATGAGCTGAAGCGCCTGCATCCAGTCGCGCAAATCGTGGAACATGAAGACGAGGTAATCGTGAGTCTCGAAAGCCTGGCACTCCATGCGCGGAATGGGTTCGAGCTCGTCGGCGGGATCGCCGTCCTCGAAGAGCTTGCGGATCTCGTCGTCCATGAATCCGGTGAGTTCGAGGTCGAAGGACGGATCGCTCTCCTGAATGGACTTGAGCAGGCGCTTGAGTTCGTCCTCATCGAGTTCGGCAAGTTCTGCGAGACGATTGTCGGCCAGCAGATCGGCAAGTTCCTCGGCTTCGCTCGCATAGTCCTGTTCATCGACCGGCACGACCTCGCAGCCGATCAAGAGCGCGGCTTCCAGCCGGCCATGCCCGCGAACGATTAAGCCGCTGCGTTTGCTCAGGGTGATCGGGTTCCTCCAGCCCTGCTCCTGGATGATCGAGGCGAGCAGTTGGATCTGGTGGGCGCTATGCCGGTTCGGGTTCGCCGGATTCGGCTTGAGGGAATCCGGATCGGCGAGTCGCGTGTGGGCGCAGTAAATGGGAATACTCACGCCCCGGCCGGAGTGTCAACGCGGTTGACGATTCGGGCAGGCTATGCGTGACTTGCGTATGGCCATGAAATTGCCCAAGGGAGTGACTCCCAAGAAATTTGCGCGTGCGCTCCAGGAATGGCGTGAGCGCAAGGGTTTCAGTCAGCGTGATGCGGCGGAGCATCTCGGCATCAGCAAGCGCACACTTGAGAACTGGGAGCAGGCGCGTGCCACCCCGAGGGGCTATGCGGTGGTGGCGTTGATGAAGCTGATAGGCGTTCCTGTCGCAAAAGGTAAGCGGTGAGCGGCATGATTATTCACGCCTCCAAGGATTTCACCAAACGCTACAAGTGCCGTCTGAGCACAGTCGGGAGCGACAAGCCGCAGCCAGGGAAAATGACTTCATGGAGCGCGCATTTCTTCAGGGTCGGTCCCACACCGCTTGTGTTGTTCATGCATGATGCTTCGCTTTGGCCCATTCTGATCGAAGCGAAGGGGATTACCAAACTTGAAGATCTTCTCCCTCTTTTTCTGGAGAGGGTTATGGAACTTTTCCGGGCTCACGGGCATGCATTCGATAACCAGAATCAGTCCGTGGTTTTTCTGGGCCGTTCGAATCGGTCGCTGATCGGCTCAATGAACGACGTGATTCAGCTCATGAAGTTACGTGCGGAGGAAATCCGCAGCGATGGCGGGAAGGTTGACTGGTTGGGGTTTGAAGCATGGATTGCAGACACGCCCTTCAGCGCCATTGGCTACCAGTCTCCGCTTGGTCGATTGAGAGAGATTCTGGCAGCCTGAGTTGACTCCGCAATCAACGGAGTATGGAAGCCACACTCCCGCCGGACATAGCCCGCAAGCTGCTGCACAAGGACCTGACCAATCTGGTCAAGCGTGTGCATGGCGGCGGGAAGCTCAGCCGCGCGGAGCGTTCCATGCTTCAGAATCTCGCCAGCGTCACGGGCGAGAACACCGGACCGCCGTTCGCCCGCAACTACGTGGAGTTGGCTGAGATCCTCGGTGTGAGCCGACAGGCGATCAACGGCTGGCGCAAGCGCAAGGATGCCCCACAGCCCGCTCCCAACGGCCTGCATGACGTGGGCGAGTGGCGCGAGTTCATGAAGCGTCACGATCTGAAGGGCGCAACGGTGGCCACGGATGAGGAGACTGCGCTGCGTGCCCGCAAACTGCTTGCCGAAGTGGAGGAACGCGAGCTGAAGGTGGCCGTGCGCAAGGGGCTGTATGTGACCGTCGAGCAGGTGCGCCACGAATGGACCACCGTTGCCGGAAGGGTCACGGCTTTGTTGCGCAACAAGTTTGAGAACGAGCTTCCGCCCATTCTCTCAGGACTCGACGCCACCGGCATTCAAGAGGAGTGTCGGCGGGCGATTGATGAAGTGCTGACTCTCCTCCATCAGGGCGATGTGTGAGATCCTTCGCGAGTTGGGGCGCAACATCTGGCGTCCGCCCGATCGCCGGCCGCCTTGGGCGTGGGCGGAGGATCAAATCCAGGCGATTCCGTATTCTCCCGTCCCTGGCAGGTTCCGCGCGGACAACTCGCCCTGGCTAAAGGAGCCACTCGAAGCGCTGGTCGATCCACGTGCGCGGATCGTCTCGATCATCGCCTCCATCCAGTCATCGAAGACCACGATTGGCGAGATCGGCCTCTGTTACATCATCGCCAACCTTCCCGGCCCCGCGTTGTGGCTGGATCAAACCGACGACGACGCCCGCGACCAGGCTGAGAGCCGCCTTGGCCGCATCTTCGACGAATGCCCACCTGTCACCGCCCTCTACCCGCGCGATCGACACAAGCTCAAGACGGCGACCAAGCATTTCTCGAACGGGATGACGCTCTGGGTGCTTGGAGCTCACAACAAAACGAATTTGCAGCGGCGCTCCATCCGCTGGCTCATTGGAGACGAGACATGGCGCTGGCCAACCGGTCACATGGCCGAGGCCGAGGCGCGCGTCACCGCCTTTGGCTGGCTGGGCAAATGCCTCTTCATGAGCCAGGGCGGTGAGGAGAACGACGACACCCACCGCAAGTTTGAAACCACCGACATGCGCGAGTGGACTTTCGAGTGTCCGAAGTGCGTGCTCCGGCAGCCCTTCAATTGGGAGAACGTGGAGTGGAGCAAGGACGCGCGCGACGAAACCGGTGAATGGAACTTTGCCCGTGTGCGCGAAACGGCCTCACTGCGCTGCGAGGGCTGCGGCCATTACCACGAAGATTCTGACCGTGTGAGGCGCGTGCTCAACGCGACCGGGCGATACGTGCCCGCCAACGCAAACGCTTCGCCGGAGAACGTGGGGTTTCACTGGAACGCCCTGTGCGCGATGAGCTGGGGTCGGCTGGCCGAGCTATATCTGCGTGCGAAGGCCGCTGCACGCAAAGGCGACATCGAACCGATGCGCCAGTTCTACCAGAAGCGTCTCGCACTCCCCTGGCGCGACTACTTCGAGGATTTCAAATTGGAGATTACGCCTAGCGGATACCGCCTGGGCGAGACCTGGGATGGCGAGGCTGCGGTGGACAAACAGGGTCGCATCCTCGACACACCGTTCGATCCGGCGCAGGCGGCGGCACCACTCCGCATTCTTACCGTGGACTGCCAGATGGATCATTTCTTTGCGGTGGCGCGCGGTTGGTCCGCAGAAGGTTCGTCACGGC